AAATAATCTCATGACGCGGGAAGGCCTGTAAACACTGGGTTTATGTCGAGTTTTAGAAATTTATGTCGGAAATATGTCAAGAATTTTAAGCTAACTAACTGATAATTAACGTTTTATGTCAACATGTCGTTTTTTACTATCCTAAATGCATTTAAAAAAAAAATAATATATATATAAAAACGTATAGGCTCTATATAGGGATAAAAACGTCATGGCGTCATATTTCGTAAACTTTCCTTTATTGGTGCGGTCTAGCGCCATGACGCAACGAAAAATTCTTGTCATTTGTCGACATATTTCTACATTTCTTGTCATGGATTAGTACTTAATCGTCATAAAAAATCATTTCGTATCTTTGCATAAACTAAAAATGTATATTATGAAAGTATGTAGCAAATGTAAATTGAAATTAGATAAGTCTAATTTTAGAAAGGATAATTCTAAAAAGGATGGTCTTCGGCCTGATTGTAAAAGTTGTGGAAAGGAGATTAGTATTGTATGGAGAGAGAATAATAAAGATAAAATAAATGAGAAAAGAAAAATATATAAAGAAGCAAACAAAGAAAGATTAAAGCAACAAAGAGACTTAAAAAAAGAAGATAAACAACAATATGATAAACAATATAAGATAGATAACAAAGAACGAATAAGAGAGCGTGACAGATTATATCAAGAACGTAAACGATTAGAACGCAAACAATCCAGTACATTATAACAAAAAAAAGGAACTATAGGTACATGTACGCGCAATAATATACGGGCATGCACGCGCGTAATATAATAGGCACTGACGTGCTGGAGTGTACCGGTCCAGAAAAAGCCAAAAATTCTCGGTAAGTCCAATGAAATCGTACCCCCACCCTTGATTTTGAGGTCGTTTTCGTTTTGGCCTCGCACTCGCAATTTATATATATTACCTAAACACTACGCGTATCTGATAAAATTTTATTATATTTGCAAAAAAAATCAGAGTCGTCGCTGATATAAAAAATTTAAGTAAACTCCTGCCAGATAAAGACGACGACCTTTTGACGGCAGGTTTTTATGTTTTATGAAAAAATATTATGAGTATTCCGTTTATGATGACGGAAAAATTGTTAGTAAGTTTGGAAAAGTATTAAATCCAACAAAAACAAAATCTGGTTATTATATTGTTAATTTACACATTAACAATAAAAGAAAAAAAATGTATGTCCACAGAATAATAGCTTTGTGCTATATACCTAATCCAGACAAAAAGAAAACAATTAATCATATTAATGGAGACAAATCAAATAACAGTGTATCTAATTTAGAATGGTTGACAGCATCTGAAAATACAAAACACGCATGGTCTTCTGGATTAAATAATAATGCTTTCAAGTTAAATAAAAAACAAGTGGATGAAATAAGATATTTGTATAAAACAACAAAAACATCTCATAGATTATTGGCTTTAAAATACAATATAACCCATAGTCAGATATATAGTGTATTAAATAATAAGTCCTGGAAAGCATGAGCAGATCAACAAAAAAACCGATAGTCAAGGACAACCCCAAAGGGCGCAGGGCCCTTTACTGGAGAACAACGCGCCGCGTAATAAATGAAGCCATACGCCAGAACAAGGAGACACTGCCGATAGAAAAGGAGATCGTGAATGATTATGATTATAGTGATTATAAATTTTTTTCGACTAGTCCTTGCGACACTCGAAAATAATATTTATATTTGTCGAATGAAAGAGGAGTACATTAAATTACGGACCCAACCCGACATGCCGATATCTTGGTTTCATAGGTACTTTACGATAAAGTCGGGACGAAGCATTAACTTCAATCACTTTGAGATGATATTCAGGGGCGGGGACATAATGGAAATAATAAACTACCTGGACAAACAATTCGACTTGACCGTGGTCGTAAGTAAAAACGGTAACGTTCTTAAAGTTGTAGGATAAACAGTGCTCTTACATGCACGTTAAACTTGTAAGATTGGTCGCTGATGTTAGGGAACGCTTGTGAGTTGCAGTGAATATTAAACTCTCGACGTAGTTGTCCGACGGTTATGAGACTTGTCTAGCGGTGCAAGTATAAAGAGGCAACGAACCGTAAATGACCGAGTGGCGGAAAAAAGAAATGCTATGAGTGCATTATGCTGATGGAAGACGCTAAGTTAACAGACAGAGAGATAAAAGGAATGGTTTACTCTCGTACAGGTTCGAATCCTGTCTCGGTCACAGCTGTCATTTGAACTAGCACTAGGACAATGACTACCAACGGAGGAAGCTAGTCTCACGGTTGGTCCTGTAGGCTGTGGTTAGTGTAAATCCACATAAAAAGACTCCTACCAGGTAGAGTAGGTGTATCCTTGTTTTAGGGAAGCTCTGCCAAAACGGTCCTATAGCTCAGTTGGTTAGAGCACCTGACTCATAATCAGGATGTCCATGGTTCGAGTCCATGTGGGACCACAAACAGTACCTTCGACGCTACCCATAGAACAGCGTCCCAGCGAAGGTCGTTTACTTAAAGCATCGGTTTAGGCCTGGGCAGTCCCGGGCGCCGATGTTTTTTATTATACGCAAATACATATAATAATGCCATATACTACATTTTTATATGTAATAACATATAAATGCGTACTTTTCCCAACATTAAATGCAATATACCGCATATAACGTTGGCAAATACTAACAATGTCTAAATGTTTGATATTCTAGACATTTCTAGACATTTTGTATATAATAACAATCAAATAATTTTACTATCTTTGTACCATGACAGAAATAGAAATTCAATCACGGTTCAATATCGGTCCAGCAATTGGATGGGGATATTATGGAAAAGACGAGGAGTTTGATTACGGAGAATTAATAATATATTTAACATTTATAAGCATACACATACGATGGGAGTAAAATTAGAAAATAACAACAAGCCAATGCCAACCCAAGAAATTGGATTGTACAGAATGGCAAAACAGGTAAAAGCAAACAAGATGATGCAGAAGGCCTCATCAATTGCAAACGCGATCACGTTGTATCAGATGACGACAACAATGTTCGGCAAGAAAAAGAAATAACCATTCTTTCCATAAACTTCATGTTTAGCATTAGCACCTTAACGGGTGCTTTTGTTTTTAATAAATAATATGTATATTTGTCGAGAATTAAATCAAATACATAATGACAAACTTCGGATACAGTCCAAAAGTTCTAGACTTTGAACAAGAAGGACGTGAAAAATTAATTAACGGCATCACCACGATTGCTAAGGCAGTAAAAAGCACACTAGGACCGCGCGGAAAGACCGTACTAATCGAGTCGGCCAACCACACGCACGGAATCACAGTAACTAAAGATGGTGTAACGGTTGCAAAATCAATCGACCTGCTTGACCCGGTAGAAAACCTAGCGGTTAAGATGATGAAGGAAGCAGCCGACCGCACCGCGACAAGCGCAGGTGACGGAACTACAACAGCTATTGTACTAACAGAGGCGTTCGTTAAGAATGGGGCGGACCTGATCACTAAGGATCTAAACACCACAGAGGTGATTAGACAAATCAACGACACTACAAATGGTCTAATTAAACGACTAGAGAAGCGTTCGAAAAAAGTTACGGGTAAAACGTTAAATAATGTGGCGTCAATTTCAGCAAACAACGACTCAGAAATTGGGAACTTAATCTCAGAAGCGTACAATAAGGTAGGTAAGACCGGTATTGTTACCGTTGAAAACTCACAGACAGCCGAAACTTACTGCGAGTACACTAACGGCATCAAAATCAACAGAGGGTACACGTCTCCATTGTTTGTAAACGACCACAGAAAGGACGAGTGCATACTAGAGGATGTACATGTACTAGTTACCGACCAGGAGATAAATAACATCTTGTCAATCGAAAACGTACTTAGAGATGTAATCCAGACAGGAAAAAAATTATTAATCATTGGGCCTTGTAGTCAAAATGTGATTAACACGTTGGCAATCAACGTTGTACAAAAAGGACTTAAGTTCTGTAACATTACCCCGCCAGAATTTGGATACAAGCGTAATGAACTGATGAACGACATCGCCTTGGCAGTAGGAGCTAATTACTTCTCAGAGCAGACAGGTGATGATTTAAGCTTGATGACCGTAGAGTCTTTAGGTAAGGCGAAGCGCGTTATCATCGGAAGAGAGTCGGCATCTATTATAAAATCAGAGCTAACCACTGAGGCAGTTGAACAAAGAGTTGCCCAGCTATGGCAGGCATACGACCTAAGCCAGAAAAAGAACGACCAGGACTTTATCAAAGAACGTATCGCTAGTTTAACAGGTGGTATCGCGGTAATTCATGTTGGAGGAAACTCAGACCTAGAGCAAAAAGAGCGCAAAGACAGGGTAGACGACGCGGTATGTGCGGTAAGATCTGCACTTGAAGAAGGCATCTTGCCAGGGGGTGGGGTGGCACTATTTAATGAATCTTACGCGATCATTGCGGATGCGGACGATATGATCGAGGATATCAGCGCGGAAAAGTACGCAGCAATGCATATTGTAGCAAGATCAATTCAGGCTCCGTTGTTACAGATATTTGAGAACGCAGGACTAGATGGATACGAGTTGATGGAAGGATGTCAAGGATACTCCGTTGGATTCGATATTAAGAACATGACAACCGGCGACATGTATAAGATGGGGGTAATCGATCCATTAAAGGTAACAAAGAACGCGCTTAAGAATGCCGTATCGGTATCAACAACGGTGCTAAGTACTAACGCAATTATAACAATGGCAAGAGCATAATGGAACAACGTAGAATTACATCGACAGGAGAATTTCATTGGCCAACCGCCAATAGTAACTACACCGAAACAGTCACAAGTACAGGTTGCTTGCCAAACCAAACATTAATGATAAAATCAAATAAAATGAAACAAATAAAAGCAGCGCTATTCACAGTGACAAGAGACGAGAAAACAAACGAAATTATTGACTCAGAATTCGTTAGAGAGTTTTGGGTTAAGCAAAAACCAGGCGTATCGTTTGAAGTAGCGGCGTCATTTGCTAATGGATATGCGATTAATCCAGATACAGAGGTTATTAAAGAAGTATTTACAGTAAGTTTATTTTAAAATGAGTACATTTCAACCAATAAACAAGTACGTAGTAATCAATACAATCGATGAGCAGATCCAGACAGACTCTGGACTGCTTTTATCAGGAAGTGATAACGAAAAGTTTCGCTATAAAAAAGGCCAGGTCATTCGACCTGGCACCAATGTAGACTGTGTAAAAGAAGGAGACCTTATATACTACGATAAGGGAGCCGGTTACACTATGTTAATTAATGACATACCCTACACGATCATACTAGAGCGCGATATTGTCGTTGTTCTTTAGACTTTTTTTGTATTCTAGGTAAGGAGTAATTTCTTTTCTCCTCTTAATAACATGAGGCTGCTGTTGATATTCTTGTTCTGCAAGGTCGGCCAGCCTCTTTTTTTCTTTTCTTGTACGATTCATCTTACGAATTATCTTTTTATCTCGGTCCATAGCGTACCCTTCATTCTTTTTTTGAAACATTGGATTAGCATTTGGAGATTCAGAGATAGTTTGCTCGCCTTCTAATTTTTTGTAGATAGCTTTTATTAGGTTCCTACCCTTTAACGACACCTCATAAAGCGTAGCCTCATTACCAATCCGATCTCTCCACTTACTAATCCATCCGTCACGGTATAGTCTAGCAAACCTAACATTATCCCAGGACATCATCTTATTGAATTCGGTAAACTTTGATTTGTTAAAAAGACGTTCGCTATGAAGAAATAACAACATTTCAAGGTCAGAATAGCTTAGTCCGTGCTTTTCTCTTGCCCATATACGAACAATACGCCAATATTTCAAATAATCTGACTTTGGCTCGACCCTAGTATAGGTCTTCTTGATTATTTTAGTGAATTTCATTTCAATTAAATTTAATATCTTTGCAAAGATAATCAAAATTTTAAGCATGAAAAAAAAATGCGCAGGCGGCATGACTTCTATTAAGAAAAAAGCTGCTCAATACGAGTCAAAAAAATCATTATCAAACAAAATGTCTTACTTAAAAGGCAACATAAAAAAGTAAATTATGCCACTAAAATCAGGAAGTAGCGCTAAAATAGTTAGTGCTAACATTAAAACAGAGATGAAGCATGGTAAATCTAAGGCTCAAAGTATCGCTATAGCCTTAAGTAAAGCTGGAAAAAATAAGAAAAACAAGCGATAGCGTTAAAAAAATGATTATATTTGCAAAAAAAATATAGTCATGAAAAAAAGAAGTGGTGAAATTTTAAAATGTAATTGCTGTAATAAAAATTTTTACGTTCCTAGATATAGAGTTAAAACAGCAAAGTTTTGTTCTTTAAATTGTCAAAATCATGGGCAATATAAAAAATCAAAACATAAATGTGCTCAATGTAATAAAGAATTTGAAGATAGTCCAAGTAGAATTGGTAAAAGAAAATTTTGTTCGCAAGATTGTTATTTTGAAAGCCAAAGAATATATAAAACCACTCAAGAAAAAAGAAAAGCTCAAAAAGTTTTATCTAATAATAAGAGAGGTATAAACTGGAGTACAAAAAATAGAAAACATGTTTTTGCATTAAAAGATAAAAAATGTGAAATATGTGGATACAATGAATATGATTTTTGTTTAGATGTACATCATATAGATGAAAATTCAAATAATAATGACATATCAAATTTAGCTGTATTATGTGTGATTTGTCACAAAAAAATACATAAAAAAATAATAACTTACAATAAAAAATAACATGAAAAAGAAAATGATTATTGAGAAATCAACCGGAGAAAAATACGCTTCTAAAACAGCCATGGCTAAACATGAAAAAAAAGAAGGTAAAAAAATGCAAGCTAAAGAATTATTAGCTAAAAAGAAAAAGTAGTGTTAGGAAAAACAGCTAAATATTACAAAGAAAATCCAGAGGCTCGAAAAAAACACAACGACTATCAAAAGTCATACAATAAAAGTGATAGGCAAGTTGCTAAACGAGTAGAGCTCAATAAAGAAAACCGTCATAGAGGTACTTATGGCAATGGTGACGGAATGGACGTAGCCCATACTAAAAAAGGATTTGTAATGAAAAGAGCTTCTGATAATAGAGGTGATGTTAACGACATGCCTGGAGACAAAAGAGCTAGAGGTAAAAAGAAATAATTATGGCACTAGGAGATACTATAGAAAAGATTACGACGGCTACTGGAATTAAAAGAGTAGTTGACACTATATCAAAAAAAACAGGGAAAGATTGCGGATGCGCTAAAAGAAAAGCCGCTGCAAACAATCCAAACTTACTAATAAACAAAATATTAAAATAAGATGGCATATTTAAAATTACAGACCGAGAGAGGTTTGCCGGTAACTAAATCTGATACCGTAAACATTCCTTCAGTTAATGGAGCTGCAAAAGCAGATCCTTGCGTGTTGTACACTGGAACAGGAGGAATCATTAGAGTTCTTACAGCAGGTGGAGATGACATTACATTAAATGCGGTACCAGCAGGTGTAGTACTTCCAATTCAAGTAGTTCGCGTATTTTCAACAACAACAACAGCGACTGGAATAGTAGCTCTTTGGTAATATGCGTAAAAACCTTGATACAATAATAAACAGATGGATAAGTAGAAAACTTTTTGTTTTCCTTATAGGATGTGCTGGGTTATTCTCAGGTAAATTAACGTCGTCTGATTGGGTTATTGTAGCTACAGCATACATTAGTATTCAAGGAGTTACAGATATTGTCGAAAAATTATCCATAAAGAAAAATGAGTAATTTAGAGATAGAAAGATTGGACAGATTGGAAAAAAAACAACAAGAACTAGTTGAAGATCTTGCTATTGTCGGTGATAATATTCGCGATATTAAAAACGCTATCGTTGGTAATGAATTGAACAACAACCATGGAATGTTATTTAAAATAAATGAGATAGAAGACCGAGTTGAGGATCTTGAAACATTTAAAAATGAGGTTTCAGTGTATGTTAATCAATTTAAAGTCGTTATATTTATTATTTTAGGGTCATTAGCTACTATACTAGTAAAAATATTTTCAAAATAATGAGGTTACTTAGTAATAAAGGATACGACCTAATAAAGTCGTTTGAAGGGCTTGAATTAAAACCATATCTTTGTCCGGCAGGAAAGCCTACAATTGGATATGGAATGACATTTTACCCTAATGGTAAAAAAGTAACAATGAAAGACACTCCTTTAACTGAAAAACAAGCGTCAGATATGTTAAAACAAATAGCCGATAAGTTTGCTAGAGATGTTGATAGCCTTGTAAAATCAAAGATAGATCAAAATCAATTTGATGCGTTAGTTTCTTTTGCGTATAACGTAGGAAGTGATATAGATAGCGACACAATTGCAGAGGGATTAGGAGACAGTACATTACTTAAAAAAGTAAATAAAGATCCTAACGACAAGGCTATTGCCGCACAATTTTTAGAATGGAATAAATCATCTGGTAAGGTTTCCCCAGGTCTTGTTAATAGAAGAAAAAAAGAATCTGAACTATACTTTACAAAATGAAAAAATACATAACAACATGGTGCGTAGTTTTACTATTATTGTCAAGTTGCGCATCTAGAAAAGTAAATATTTCAAAAGAAGACGTTGTCATAAAAACAGATTCGATTGCTATTACAAAAACAGATAGTGTATCTGAAGTTAAAAATAATATAATTTTAACTGAAAATTCAGATGAATTAGAAATTAAACCGGTAGTAGATAGTTTGCCTATCGTGGTTAATGGAATAAGCTATAAAAACGTTACTCTAAGATACAAAAAACAAAATAAAGTATTAGTAGATACAACAACAAAAAAAGAGTCTAAAACAGCCTTTAAAAAAGTATCTAAAAATAAAAAAGAAATTAAAAAAGTAAAAACAAAAGAATCAAACAAGGAAGTAAACAAATTTGTTTATTTGTGGATTTTACTTATACCAATTGCATTGTATATTATAGAGCGAATAAAAAATAAAATATTTTTGTAATGGCCAAGCAAACAGAATCAAAAAAGAAAGAATTTAAGAAGATTAGTAGACCTGGAGTACACAGTAAAAATAAGACTTCTAAATTAAAATCTAGCAAAAATTACGTAAAGAAAAACGTAGGTCAAGGAAAATAATATGACAAAGATAAGTACATATACTTTAGACGAGAAAATTACCGCATTAGATAAATGGATTGGATCTGACGTTAATAATCACAACAGAACTAAGAATTTTACGCCTAAAAAATTAGCGGAGTATTTTAACGATAACCAGGTAATTAATATTGGTACGGGTCTACAGTATAAGTATTATACATTGGACCCTAACGAAACTAGGCCTCCCGGAACTTTGTCTTTTGAAAATGAGATAGGTCCAGAAGTTAATTTTTCATCTATAACTACATTTTTATTAAGTAAATATACTGAAAAAGGGAATGAGGTCTCTGAATTTTTAAATTTTTTAGATAAGTGCAAGGTATTAATATATAAGTCAAGTGATATAAATCTTTTCGGATTTTATAAAATATCTGATATTGCGATATACGATGAAAATCCTAATTTTTATGTAATATCAGTTGATTTTCAAACTGGTAACGGAGGTATAAAGGAGGATGAAGATTATCTTATATCCTTAGTTAGTTTACCGGTAGATGGAGATAAAACTGATGTATTTGTTCAAAGCGTACCGGCCCTAGTGTGGAACATTAACCATAACCTTAAAAAATATCCATCTGTAAGCGTTGTTAATATAAACAATGTATTGATGTACGGTAATACTACTTATATTGACGAAAATAATCTACAAATAGAGTTTTCGGCTGAATTTTCCGGAAAAGCATATATGAACTAATAATAAAATAAAAATGGCAATAAATTTTTTAAATAGCGTTAATCTTAATCAAAATGAGCTTATAAAAGCAAGGATTGAGAATCAACCAAACAATGCGGCAGCCGGAACAGGTACTGAAGGGCAGTTATATTATGATACAACAGTAGATGTATTAAAGGTATGGGCATCTGGAGCATGGACTGAAGTTGGAGGAGGAGTAGTATCTCTTACATTGAGTGATAGTACCTTTATTTCATTGTCTAATTCAGGTACGGCAGCAAATCCAATAGTTACAGCTGCGCTATCTGCTACAGGAACGCCTTCTTCGTCTAAATATTTAAGAGGCGATAATACCTGGGCAACATTACCTGGACCACCTACAATTACTTTAACCGGAGATGTTACTGGATCCGGAACAACATCTATTACAACAACTATTGGTAGTGGAGCTGTTGAATTTTCAATGATAGATCCTGCTGTGATTATCACTTCAGGAGAGGGTATTGCAGGTAATAATAATGATATTACTTTACCTACAAGTGCGGCAGTTAAGTCTTATGTAGACTCATCAACAACTGGAGCTTTAATTTTCCAGGGAGGATATGACGCTGCTACTAATACGCCAAATTTAGATTCTCCACCAACAGGAACCATTAAAAAAGGTTTTATGTGGACAGTTACAGTGGATGGTGTATTTTTTACAGAACAAGTAAGAATTGGAGATTCGTTAATTGCTAATATTGATACACCAACTACACTCGCAGACTGGACAAGAGTGCAGGGCAATACAGATTTAGCTACACTTACTACTGTAGGTTTAGGAAATGTAAATGCAGGTACTGGAATTAATGTATCGTATTCTAATGGTACTGCAACTGTAAGTTCGGTAACTAATTCATACGCGGTAACAATATCAAACACAGCTACAGTAACTCATAACCTTGGAACATTAGATGTAATGATTCAATTATATGATACTGTAACTAATGAAACTGTATATGCAGATGTAGTTAGAGCAAGCACAAATACTGTTACAGTTACGTTTTCTGTAGCACCTACAAACTCAGTAAGAGTGTTGGTACAAAAGTAATATAATACAATTAAATAATGGCTCAAAAAATATACACAAACATTGACGTAAAGGGTCAAACTACAACAGACGCTATTCAGTTAACTACAGTACCAACTACCGTAGCTGCTGGTAAGTTTTGGTACGATGGAGCCACTGGTTCATTTAATGCTGGAATGGGTGGAGGCAATATTACACAGCAAGTTGGAGAGGAATTGTTTATTTATGGAAAGGCTACTTCTGCAATAGTAGATACACCTTTACAAATAATATATAAAACAGGGACAGTTGGAGCTAGTGGAGTTTTAACTTTTGCACCTACAGTTGCCGGAATAACAGACTCTAATTTAATTTTAGGTTGTGCTACAGAAAGTATTGCTATTGGAGGTTTTGGAAGAATAACTACTTATGGCGTTATTCATGGGCTATCAACAAATGGAGTTGCTTATGGTGAAACATGGGTTGACGGGGATTCTATATGGTATAATCCAATAACAGGAAATCCAACTAAGATAAAACCAATTGCTCCTAATATTATAGTATTCTTAGGAATAGTTCTTAATGCAGCAGGCGGCGGCGCGGGTTCGTTTCAAGTAGAATTACAAAGGGGTTCTGGGTTAGGTGTAACAGATAGTAATGTGTTATTTACTTCATTAACTAATAACGATATATTAGCTTATGAATCTTCTACTGCACTTTGGAAAAATAAATCTATATCCACAATATTAGGATATACTCCTGCAAATGATAGTTCAGTTGTTCATTTAGCAGGTACTGAAACTATTAGCGGAACTAAAACTTTTTCTTCAGGTTCTACAATTTGGGATAATGCTTCAAGTAGTATTTTAGATTTTAAAATATCAGGTACGAGTGTAGCTAATTTTAACTTTGGAAGTACATTTACACAATTCACAAGTAAAGCAACAAGTGGTTATTTATTTAAAAATTCTTCTTTAGCTAATTCATTAGCAATTGACAATAGTGGTAATGGAACATTTTTAGGTTCATTAACTGCTTCATCAATTATAAAATCAGGAGGTACTTCAATTCAATTCCTTAAGGCTGATGGAAGTGTTGATAGTTCAACTTATGCTTCAGATTCAAATGTAGTCCATTTAACAGGAGCAGAAACTATTACAGGAACTAAATCATTTAATAGTACAACGGGTATTGGTATTCGTTCTAATAATAGCGGAAACGGTTATGGTGTTTATTCAGATAATAGCTCAACAGGTATTGCTTATTATGTAGCAAATAGTGGACAAGGAAAAGGATTTTTAGTTGCAAACGCTTTAAATTCATTAGGTAACTTATTTGAAGGTTCATATAATGGTACTCAAAACCTTGTAGTTAATTATTTAGGAGAACTTACTGCGAGTAAATTAATTAAATCAGGTGGTACAAGTTCACAATTCCTTAAAGCTGATGGCTCAGTAGATTCTTCTACTTATCACACAGGAACAGGTACTTCAGGTTATCACGCTAAATTTACAGGGGCAAGTACATTAGGTAACTCTTTAATTTATGATAATGGAACGAATGTAGGAATTGGAACTACTGCGCCTGCTTCTAAATTAAATGTATCAGGTGACAATATAACAGTTTCAGCAGGTTACGGAATAGCTTATTCAGGTGACCAAACAAGAATTATGACCCCCGAAGATAATGTTTCAGGAGCTTTAATAAGATATGGTTCAGGTGGTATTATGCGTTTTGTAAATGGTTCTACTGAACATATGAGAATAAATGCAACGGGAAATGTATTAATTGGAACATCCTCGTCAATAGGTAGTGGAATTTTTCAAGTAAAAACATCTTCAGCTAATAATGTTGCATATTTTCAAAATGGTACTTCAGATGCAGGTTATGGTTTAGTTTTTTTAAATGTAGCAGGTTCTGCAGTAGGTTCAATTGGTTGGACAAACGCAATGACATCTTATAATATTACTTCAGATTATCGTTTAAAGGAAGATTTTAAAGATTATTCAGGTTTAGATTTAATTTCTAAAATTAAAACTTACGACTATAAATGGAAAGTATCTGAAGATAGAATGTATGGAGTAAAGGCACACGAATTACAAGAAGTAGTACCTTATGCAGTTACAGGAGAAAAAGATGCTGAATTAATGCAAAGTGTTGATTATTCTAAACTTGTACCAATTTTAGTTCAGGCAATTCAAGAACTACAAGAAAAAATTAATATTTTAGAAAATAAATAACATGACAAAATTTAAATGGGTAATTTCAGCAATGGAATGCATAAAAAAAGATGGTAACTTACAAGATGTAGTTATAACAATACATTGGAGATATTTAGCCGAACGAGATGAAATATCAACTGATATGTATGGAGCAACTTCTATGCCTTATCCAACAGGAGAGGATTTTACACCTTATGAGGAATTAACAAAAGACCAAGTTTGCAGATGGTTAGAATCAACTTTAGATGTTGCTTCAATGGAAGAGAGTTTAGATAATGAATTGGAATTAATTATAAATCCAATAAATGTAACTTTGCCACCACCATTTGAAAATTAAAAATAAAACATACTATGACAAAAATTAGCGAATACCCAGACGACAGTGCAATATCAGTTGAAGATAAGTTAATAGGAACTGATGCTGAAAATGATTTAGAAACTAAAAATTTTACATTTGCAGATGTAATTAGTTTTTTACAGTTAAATTTATTGATAATGAATACTCCTTCATTTACTGGGGTACAAGAATTTACTGACAATGCCGATGCTATTTCAGGAGGGCTAACCACAGGGAAGGTATACAGAACAGGAGATTTATTAAAAATAGTGCATTAATAAATAATTCGTATATTTGCCAATAAATTAAATAAAAATAAAATGAAAAAAGTAGAAGAAAAATCAATTGAAGAGAAAGAATTAAAAAAATTGCAAGAATTTGAACTGTTCTTTCAAAAAGCAAACGAAGCGCTAGGACAATTAGCGATTGAGTTTGAATTTAAAAAATCAGATATCTTAAGACAGGTAAGTGAAAAAGCTGCAAAAAGAGAAGAGCTTAAAAAAGAACTATCTGAAACTTACGGAGAAAATATCACAATTGACCTAAGTACAGGATTAATTTCAACTCCTGAAAAAGAGTAATGTTTGACATCAGAAAAATAACAATAGGAGCTGACTACAAAAGTAATGGTATGCATTATATTGTGGGTCAGCCTGTATTGAACTTATCGCACACTGTACATCATATTAGATTAAATGAAGAAACTGGCGGAATAAAAATCTGGATAGAAAAAGACAATGAAATCTTTTTATGGAAGGAATTTAATTCTAATATGCCTATATCAATTGAATATAATATAAACTTCTAATGAAATCCCCAACAATGTTTATCGTTAAGCCATTAAATGGTAGACGATATGATAATATTAAAAATATAGGAGGCTTAGACTTAATTACTAGCGTATCGCAAGAAGACCATACAACATCTAACAGATATGCAGAAGTAATTGAAACTCCAGCTAACTACCAAGGAGAGATAAGACCAGGAGATATTTTATTAGTTCATCACAATGTATTCAAAATCTATTATGATATGCGCGGTAGAGAGAAGAGCGGCGCAAGTTATTTTAAAGATGATTTATTTTTCATCGACAATGAACAGTTCTTTCTTTACAAGCGTAATAACCAATGGAAGTCTCATTCTAAATATTGCTTTGTTAAACCAATAGAGACCGCAGAATCAACAATTAAAAAAAATTGCAAGGAAGAGCCGTTAGTAGGTATATTAGAGTACATTAATGATGAATTAACTTCTTTAGGATTGAATGTTGGAGATAAGATTGCATTTGAACCAGATAGTGAATATCCTTTTACTATAGAAGATCAAAAACTATATAGGATGTTTACTAATAACATCGCACTTAAATGGAATTAAAAGAAATAAAATTACAAATCATTGAGGCTGGAGAAAAGGCCGTGATGGAATTAATAAAGGTTGCGTCTGATCAGATATTAAAACCTATTGATGATGGAACTGACTTGGCAGCTGATAAATTAAAAAATGCAGCTAGTGCCAAAAAATTAGCTATATTTGATGCGTTTGAAATTTTAAACAGAATAGAATCTGAAAGAGAAAAATTAAACGAAGATCCAAAAGAACTAGTTAAGCCTGAACCTAAAATACAAGGATTTGCAGAAAAACGATCAAAATAACTTATATTCAGTTGTAAAAAATCACATACCGGCCAATGTACTAGCTACTAAAAATAAAAAAGGTAGTTGGGAGTATGGGTATGATGAGAAATATGACATGATTGTTATATCTAAGAATGGATCTATAGGTGAAATTTACAATGTAAACGGATTATTCATAGCTCTTC